AACTCTCTACGAAGTTTACCCACTTCTTTATCCAAAAGCAAATATTGTGTCTGGTTTCTGGAAGCGGAATTCATTTCCTGGATCATTTTTTCTGTATCCAATACAGTTTTCATATGTGACTGTATCAGGCGAAGGACATCTTCATCTACATATTCTTTTTTAACCCTGTGTCCCTTACACTGATTCCCCCCTGATTTATGGTTTGCATCCGCACCACAGATGTAATAAAATGTCCCGGACTTTTCCCTCGACAGCACCATGCGGTTGCCACATCCCCCGCACCTAATCTTGCCTGTATAGAAATTTTGATTCCGAATGGCTCCATTATTCAGCTGATGTCTCTTTTTATATGCTTCTGTAAATTCTTGGATTTTTTCCTGCACCTGTCGGAACACTTCTTTGTCTATAATTCCTTCGTGAGTATTCTCTGCATAGATCCACTCGTTCTCTGGGCGATTTCTCTGCTTGTTGCCCTGGAAAACACTCTGCTGATATTTTCCATATACCGAATCCCCAGTACAATGGACATCCTGAAGCACACGTTTTACTTCATAATTATTCCAAGGTTTGGATTCCGGAGATGGCTTTTCGCCCGATTTATAATATTCTCTCTGCAAGGTTGGGGACAAAACGCCATCTGCGTTGAGTTGTTTTGCAATATCACTGTAACTGCGTCCATCCATATACATAGAAAATATCTCCCGTAAATGTCCAGCGTCTTCCTCATCCACTACCAGCTGGTGTTTATCCTGTTCTGATTTCCTATATCCATAAGGTTCCCATGCACCGGTAAATTTTCCCTCTTTCCACAATGCTTTTTTTGCACTGCTGCTCTTTTTTGCAAGGTCCTTGGAATAGAATTCATTGATGATATTCTTTAAAGGAACCGTCAGATCCACACCCTCACGGAAAGAATCAAAATCATCCGTCACTGCCAGGAACCGTACATGAAAGAACGGGAATACACGCTCAATATAATTGCTTGTTTCTACATAATTCCTACCAAGTCTGGACAAATCCTTCACAATCACGCAGTTGATTTTTCCGTGTTTAATATCTTCCATCATCTGCGTAAACCCAGGACGGTCAAAATTCGTACCGGAATAATCCGAATCCTTATAAACTTCTGCAACCGAAATATCTTCCGTATCAGCCACAAAGTTTTTCATCAGCTCCACCTGTGTGTCTATCGTTCCTCTTTCTATGGTTTCCTCCGTTTCCATAGAAATTCTGGCATATAACCCTGCCCGGAAAGGTCTTTTGATATCTTCCTGGACGGCTGCACTGTTGACCGTTTCAGAAATATTTTTCCTACTCTTTCGTGCCATTTATACAACCTCCTTTATCCTGACTTGCACATTGTTATCCGGATCTGTTGAAACATCCACTCCCATAGCCGGAAGCTGTGTCAACAACGACTGATAACAGTCATCAAAGTCAAAAACAATCTCGATACTCTTTTTGTCATAAACTTTAATTTCCCGGATTAGTTCCACCACGACTGTCCTAGTCAACACTTCAATATCCTGATATTTTACAAAATAATCCAGCCATGTATTAGAAGCATCTGCTTTTTCCAACACATCGTCCATTTCTTTCTGGATTGTGCGGATACTTTCTTCCGCATTTCTTAGCCTTTTTCCATAGGCTGCATGAAGTTCTACATAATCTTCTTTTGATACGATGCCTTCTTTCATATCGGAATAAAGCATCATGCGAAGTTCCTTACAGCGTTCTGCCTCCACTTTTTTCTTTTCAAGCCTGTCCTGAAGTTTTTTCATATTGATTTCCTGAAATGGTACAGTCCCGATAAACTCCAACACTCTTTTCAGATTCAGGATGTTCCGGATATGCTGTTTCAGCATTACCAATACAGCATTCTCCAATTCCTTTTCCGGGATCCGATGACTGGAACAACGTTTTGTTTCTTTATTTGTGGAACACAAATAATAGGCATACTTCTTTCCACCCACTGTTGAGACCTTTCTCGTCATTGGTGCCCCACAATCTGCACATACGGCAATGCCCGACAGCAGATATACCTGCTTCTGGTCAGGAGAAGTACGGGTATCCATACCCAAAAGGCGCTGGACAATCTCAAAATCCCTTTCGCTTACCAGCGGTTCGTGGTTCTTCTCAATACGGATCCAATCATCTTCCGGTTTTACATATGACTGCTTAACCTTATGGTTCGGTGTCGTCCGTTTTCCCTGTACAAGGTTCCCAATATAAACCTCATTTTCCAGTATTCTGCGAACAGTTACAGAACTCCAAAGAGCCTGCTCTTTCTGACGGAACCCAGTTTCATAATGGCTCCCGCTGCTAATCTTATATTCAAAAGGTGAAAGAACACCCAACTCATTCAGGCGGTTGGCAATCGCATCCTGGCTCATTCCCTGCAGTTTCATCTTAAAGATGTCCTTCACCACACTGCCTGCAATCGGATCAATCTCCAGCTTGTGCTTGTCTTCCTTTGTTTTCTTATACCCGAATGCCACAAATGGAGTCACACATTCACCCTTTTTTCTCTTAATTTCGAGATTGCTTCTGATCTTAATAGAAATGTCACGACAATAAGCATCGTTGATTAAGTTTTTGAATGGGATAATAATTTCATCGGCCTGATTCTTTCCCTGAAGACTGTCATAATTGTCATTAATGGCAATAAAACGCACGCCAAGAGCCGGGAATAACCGTTCAATATACTTCCCGGAATCAATGTATTCCCGCCCAAACCGAGATAAATCTTTCACCACTACACAATCTACTATCCCACGCCTGATATCTTCCAGCATTGCCTGGAATGCAGGGCGTTCAAAATTAGAGCCTGTGTAGCCATCGTCTACTCGGACAGAAACAACTTCTATATCTTTTTTGTCTTTCAGGAAATCCAGAATCAAAGCCTTCTGGTTAGAAATGCTGTTACTTTCCAATTTTGCAGAACTGGAAATATCGCCATCTTCTTTGGATAATCTGACATAGATGGCGGCACGATAGATTTTATTGAAATTTTGATACATATCTTACCTCCTCTTATTACGTCAAAAAACCCATGTAATAAAAGGGGGCTGCATAATTTGTCCTTACAGACATTTTAACACAGCACCCCAAAACTTTCCAGTACTTTTTCAGGCACTTAGAAGCATGTTTTCAAATGCCTGCTCCAAAGAGATCCCGTTATTCGCAAACCTGACTTTGATCTTCATATTCCCAATTCTGACCAGATAAGGATTTCCCACCTTATTCAGGTATGATTCCCGCCGTTCATTCAGGCTTTTATTCTTATCTGCTTTAACCGTCAGTAAATCCGTCATTTCATCAATATTTACATCACTGAAATCCTGCTCCAAATATGCTCTATATTCTTCTGCTGTCATGGTTCCCCTCCTCATAAATTCCTGTCTGAATTTCTACTGCCCTGGTAATTCTGCGCATTGCACCAGAACTGACATAACCACATTTTTGAATGATACTCTGGACATCAATACTCGTGATCTGTTCCGCTAATACCAGACCATGGCGTTGCAATCCGACCAATTCACTGCGATTAATAAACACATGTGTCGGAAGATAACGTTTTTTATACACTCTTGAAGTAAGCGGCACTACCGTTACCACAGGACTGTATGTATTCGCTTTATTGTTGCTGACAACAATTACCGGGCGGATTCCGCTCTGGAGGGAAGTCCCCAGAACCTGTCCTAAATCAACCATGAGAATATCTCCTCTTTCAATCTTCATTTGTTTCATCCTCCCATCCCGATATTCTTTTGAAAATCATTTGTCATTAGCTCCACAGGAATACGGCAGAGACATTCTATTAAGAACACTCTGCCGCATAACCTCTATAGCCAATTTTCGATTATTAAACAGTGCTCGCTCGATTCTATTTATCCTCGATACCCCGAATCGTTTATCCTGCTTTCGCAGGCAGGGAATAATAACCTATCTGACTGCATACGCCAGATCACAACCCGCACGCTCTCGCATACAGGCTCCAGCAGTTCATAGGTTTGCCGGTTACAGACTTTTCACAGTCCGCAAGTGTATCGCACCCTATACAGATCATCGCATCATCAACCTGCCGGTTGATTTTCGGTCAGTGCTTATTCGCTCGTCCAATTTTCATCGGCGTCATGGCGGCAGTTTCCTTGTGCTCCCTGCATAGGATGTCACGTCAGTTATTACTGGATATTCAGTTCTCAATGTACTTTTGAGGAGTCTTAGAACTCTCTCTAATTACTAAATTCAACTGACTCGACCAGATGCAAAAAAATCTGCATTTTTTTCAAATTATTTTTCCTGATACATTCTTCGCATTTTGTTCAGGATTGTGTTCAGCTTGTATGCCAGGGCCTGCCGTGATACTCCCATGATTTTTGCCAACTGCACTTGTGTTTTATTTTCAAAATAAATCCCGTAAATAATCATCCGTTCTTCTGCATCCAGCCGCTCGATCACCCTATGAATATCCTGCCTCTCCACACTGCTGATCACAGTGTCTTCCACGTCGCAGCTGTAATCTGGAAAATCCTCAATGGAAAATTCATAATCTGGTCCTTGGGTTTCGCTATAGGGAATTTCCCGTATTTTTTTCTCTACAATTTCTCCTTTCTCATTTTTGATTGCGACTTTTCTCGGCTGGCTGCTCCGATAAAAATTGTTCATGGCATAAGCCACTTCCTTTGTGATCTCAATCATCTTTCCGTCTACATTTGCATAAAATTTCCCGTCATATTTATATGGATGTTCAATATACATATCTGTCCTCCTGAATTTGAAATTTGTTTCCAGCTTCAAATTCAGAAGGCGGTCCTCTTATCTGTTTCATGCCTGCTCCAATGATCTCTGCCAGGTAACACCTGCAGGTATTGGCTGTGAAATTCAGGCACGAAAAAAAGCCCCAGTAGTCTTTATTAACTACTGAGGCTTACGTCTCTTAAATTTTATTCAGTTATCTATGCCTTCTTTCATCAGCATACTCATTGTATCAGAGCAAAGTTCAGAAAGTGTCCGCAATCAGACAGCAAAAGTTCATTACCAAAAGATAATAGTACATATTTTACCCTTAAAAGTTCACACGACAAAAAAACGGCACACAGACTACTATTTGTCCATGCACCGTTTACAATTATCTCTGTTATATTTAATTCTCCTGCTGTTCACTTTCCGTAAGCAAATATTTCTCTGCAAGTTCTAAAATCTTTGCAGCTGTCTCTATCTGCTGCGCAGTTATCTCTTTGGAAGCAATGTAAAAGGTATCATAATCACTTGCATGACGTATTTCCTCCGCTTTCACAATTTTTCTTCCAAGTTCACGAGGGAAAATCTCTGGTTGCACATAATTCTTGTTAAAATAACTCAACGTATCTTTGTGTTTTTTAAAAGCAATTCCCTCTTTTGCCAATACAGCACAAATGGTATGGAAAATACTATAATATGCACGATTATTGGCTGCTCTATATTGTCCCGCCTCGAATGTAAGATGAGCCGCATCCAAATCTTCCCTGGCCACGTTCAAACGATGACGGACCACATCCATTTTGGTTCCAACATCCAAAGAATCAGGCTGCTTCATATAAAACCACCCCTTCTTTCTGTACATTCGAATAGAATGGATAAGCTGCTGCCCATTGTTTAAAATGCTGAAGATTTTTCACAACAGGCATCATCCAGATATCATGATCTACATTGTACTCATATCCCAATTCTGACAATGCATCAGAATAATCATCCATTTCTTCCGGTGTCAAGTCCACCAGCAACATAATATCTACATCAGAATCTGATGTATAATCCCCTCTCGCATAAGAACCATATAAAATGACGCTTTTAAGATGGGTTCCGTAAATCTTTTGTACTTCTGATAAATATTGAGTAAGCAGTGTATAAATTGTCTGTGGCATACAATCGTTCCTCCTTTCTCTTGGTATCATAAGTATAATCCAAATCAAAGAATTCTGCAACCAGTGTAGATCTATCTATCAAAACACATTCCATCACTTTTTATTTACTTAACCAGTTCCCCATCCACATACAGATCAAACTTATCCGGATCATGCATGATATCATATTCTTTTCCCCATTCGACAGGTTTGTACTCTACTTCCATCACCGGATCCTGTCCTTCTATCTCATCCCTCCAGTAATATACACTGATATCCAAACTTGTTGCATAACCATTGTCCGTGGAAAATTTAACGGACTGAAAAGAATTGTCTTTACATTTTTCTATAAGTAGATTAGCAAATTCTTCTTTATCTTCAATCTTGTCCCGGTTTGCAACCACGGTCAGGATTTCATCCCGCTTAGTTTTTATGCTGCTGATCACATCAGGTTCTCCCTCAATATGTTTTTGACCACAGCCCGAAACAAGGAGCATTGCAACCATTAAATATAGCAGCTTTGATTTTTTCAATTTCACTTTACTTATCATCTCCGTCCTGCCGTTAACGTCTCTACAGCATAGGCAATTACTTCCTCTGGGGTTGGACGTTCCCCTTTTATCGCAACCTTATTCCATTCAGCCTGCGCACTTGGATCTGGATTGTTAAATCCAACACTGATTGCTTTCTGGATTTCAGCATACACCTCTTCAGGCGTGGTATGGTATTTTTCAGCAACCTTTTCAAATACATTTTTTTTGCTCATTTAGCCTCTCCTCTTTAGAATTATTATTAGTTCTTTAGAACTAATATAACATAGGTATCATAAAAACAGAATCCCTATTCATTTGACAAATAGTGACAAAAACCGCAAAAAAAGAAGGGCTTGCGCCCTCCTCATGAAGTTTTATTCTGTTAATGCCCTGACCGCTTTAATAATTTTCTTCTGCTCTTCTTTCGGAAGTTTCCCGATCATTTCTGATAATTCATTCGTTACGCCTGTTACAGAATGTGCCACAACATCTATCAGAAGTGAGTCTGCAGAAACTTCCAGAGCGTTTGCTATCGCAACAAATGTGTCCAGCTTGGCAGCTTTCAAACCACGTTCAATCACACTGACGTGTGTCGGACTTAATTCTACCATGGCGGCAAGATCTTCCTGAGTCAGACCTTTTGCTTCTCTTGCCGACTTTATTCTCTGTCCTACAGCTTTCAGATCCATCGCAGCACCTCCTTTAGAACTATTTTTCGGTCTAAAGTTAGTATAACTATAGTCTGTCCTGATATACAGAAGCCGCAAAACAAGTTATCGTTCTATAGAACTAATCATAATTTCATTCTGCAAATTATTTACTACCAACCACACGTATAGCCAACACATTCTAACAATCTTCTGCACAATAGCGGTTGATCAGATGATACCAGCTGGAATATCCATTTTTCTGGCAGACTTTCTTGCAGACAGGATTCTCTGTCAATGTAGAATACATTTTTTCATAATTGAATTCCCACACATAGCCTTTCAAATGTTTCTCAACAGCTTCTTTATCAGATTGTTTCAGTTTCCATATCAACCGCTGAATCTCACCTTCACGGAAATTACCAACATTTCTGCAAATAAATCGAAAAAATTTCAAAGTGGCATACTCATCATGCCATTTCGGTGTTTTATTCCGGGCTTTACTATCTGCCCTCTGTTCCCGAACAATATCATCTGCTACCTTTACCATTGAATCTTCGTATCTCATCCCAATCACCTACTCTTCTTCCACACCTAATGACGGTTTAAATCTCTTGTTTTTTGCCTGCGGTACAACAATCTCATAAAAATAAAATCCCAGATATCTCAATGCCTGTTTCTTCATCTTGTAAAAGGATGTACGTCCGATTCCAAGTTCCTGCTGGACCTCAACGTCGGTTTTATTATAATGGCTACAAAAACAGGAATGGATGATCTCACTGAGTGTTACTCCGTCCGGAGCATAGTACTTTACCAATGTGATACCTCGGTAAACCATGTCAGACAATCCATAAATCACCATCAGGTTATTCATTTCATGTTTCAGTTTTACCACATTCATCTGTTTTCCATATGCGTCAAAATAACTCAATGCATACGCCATATCCTCATTGATCTTCTCCTGACATTCCATTTCCAGTTCTTCCAGTACCATCTTATTTTCCAAAATTAATTTCTGGTAATTTACCATCAATGCTTTTATATCTTCATAATGCCTGTCCATCGTTACTTCCAGATAATCCTGTGCATGGGTTGCCATCTGGAATGTAATCTCTTTCATTGATTTAATTGCATAATCTCTGTCTGTCATAAATCTTTATTTCTCCTTATCAATAATCACACTAACTGGTAGGTCTTGCAGACCAGTTCGCCTTCCCCATGATTTTGATGGAAAGCAATCTACATTACTCATTGCAGGAGCTATATTCCTAATGGTACTTGTGGGAAATACCGGCTGATCAGAATACAGCCCCTTATGTAAAACCAACGGGATATAAAGGGAAAGTGACTATCACCGCCGATTAATTTTCTTCTTTATAATTATGAAACCTTCCTTTCCATGAACCATTTATCTACTTCAAAAAATAAATGGCTCTCTTTGCCCTGTACCATACAGGTGTACATCGTTCCTACTCCTCCCGCCTTCCTGCTGGCACATCGTTCCACTTTCAGCACTTTGTCAATCTTATATTTTCTGCCGTCTTCCCAAATAAATAAAATCGGGATCAAGCAGCCTTCTTTGCTGAACTCTGCTACCACATCAACATATACCTTATTCATGCTGTCACCTCCGCTACAAAATTTCTATTGCTCTTGGTGATGCCGGTATCCTCCGGATGTATCCGCTTTCCTCCAGCTTCTTTATTCTCGTAAAAACAGTTGATGTTGATGCAATCCCCAATAATTCTCCCAGTCCCCTGACTGTTGGCGGAAATCCATGCTCCTCAGTAAATTTCACGATACACTGATAACTTTCTTCCTGTTTTCTGGTTAATGTCTGTTTCAAATCTATCCCTCCCATTATCCATGAAAATAACTGTGTGGATGGACCGTATGGGTACCAGCGTCCAAGTGGGATAAGACTTTATCCTGGTACATTGCAGCCCGCTGTATGCTGAAATATCCAAACCGTCGTCTGATCTCATCTACAGCCCGATCCATTTTTTCTAACTTTTCCCGTTTTTGCTGATTATCAAATAAGTTCATCTGTACCGGGATATCTTGCATTACAAGATCAGAACCTCTGACACCAAGGCTGCGTATTGGATGTTCCCATCTGTAATGTTTTTTGAATAATTCATATGCCGCTTTTACAATCTCATCTGTAATATTGGTCGGCTGGCTGATACGCTTCTGCCGTGTAATGCTGTTCAGCCCATTATCACGGATTGATATTTCCACCACATTACACTTAAACCCATGTTTTCTTAATCTGGCAGAAACACTTTCTGACAATGCCATCAGGATAATCCAAACATCCTGATCCGTTTCCAGATCCCTCGGAGTGGTTGTACTATTCCCGATTGACTTCACCGGAGCTTCATAGCCTTCCACACAAACCGGATCTTCATCATAACCATTTGCAAATGACCACAATACTAATCCGATTTTACCGAAGTGGCTATCAAGTAACTTTTCATCGGTCTGCGCCAACTGCCCTATCGTGTGGATTCCTAATTTTTGTAATTTCTTACTTGTCTGTTTTCCCACATACAGAAGATCTGAAACAGGAAGCCTCCAGGCAATATCCTTATAATTCCCACGATGGAAGTGTGTGATCGCATCCGGCTTTTTGTAATCTGAACCCAGCTTTGCAAAAATCTTATTCCACGAAACGCCAATACTTACTGTAATCCCAAGTTCGTATTTGATCCGTTCGCTGATTTGCTGGGCAATCTGCATACCATCCCCTTTTAGACTGCTGCTTTCCGTTACATCCAGCCATGCCTCATCAATTCCATATGGCTCAATCTTATCCGTATATTCAAAATAGATTTCCTTTGCCATACCAGAAAATCTGAGATACAGATCCATTCTCGGCGGGACAAAGATAATTTCTGGGCAAACCTGTTTTGCCTGCCAGAGTGCCATCCCGGTTTTTACACCACATTTCTTGGCGATATAATTTGCGGTCAACACAATCCCATGCCTCGCTTCTGGATCACCACCTACGGCAAGGGGTTTTCCTTCAAATTCCGGGTGATGCAGCATCTCAACACTGGCGTAAAAACAATTCATGTCACTATGTAAAATAGTTCTGTCCCCCATCCTGTTATCACCTCCGTACGGCTTTCTTATCATTCCTTGCATGGTAAGTATAATCCGACATTATGGAGATAGTCAACCGACATTTTGGTTGTTTATTCTCCATTTCGGAGATTTATCTTGATTTTATATGTATCCTGTTGTATAATGACACTATAGAAATCTAACGGAATTTTTATAGAAATGAGGCGAACATATGCGTTCAATCGGCACGATTATTGCAGAAAACAGAAAAAAGAAACATCTTTCGCAGGCAGATCTTGCAGAATTACTTTCCCAGCAGGGAATAGGTGTATCTACTAAAGCTATCTCCAAATGGGAGACAGATGCAAGAGAACCTGGACTGCATGTTTTTCTGACGCTCTGCAAATTATTGGATATTGAAGATATTTATGATGCTTATTTTGGAAAAAATCCTTACAGCGTAATGGACGGTCTGAACCAGGAAGGTAAAGACAAGATTAAAGATTATGCAAGAATATTAAAAGCTTCCGGTTTATTTGAACCGGCAGTTGCTGACATTATTCCATTCCGCAAAAAAGAAATCTTCATGGATATTTTCGGAGACGCTGTTTCCGCTGGTACCGGAAACTTCCTGACAGATTCGCCAAAAGAATCCTACGAAGTCGGCGACCTGGCTCCGGATACTGCTGACTTCGGAGTACGAATATCTGGAGACAGTATGGAACCTGAATATCACAATGGTGAAATTGCATGGATCCAACAAAAAGAAAGTATTAGTAATGGTGAGGTTGGAATCTTCTATCTCAACGGCGATGCCTATATCAAAAAGCTCCATGATGAACCAGACGGATTATTCCTGATCTCTCTTAACCCCAAATATAAACCTATTGCAGTTCAGGAATCC